GCGAAATATGACAACAGAAATGAATGAACCGCATTTTGGAGAAGATCAATCAGAATTTATCCAGTTAATGCGAAAACCTTATTGGCAAACTAATCAAACACAGACGTATCCTAGCGTAGATCTTATAAGCTGGTACCATCCAGAAAGTACGAAATATACAAATAGCGTTGCCGTTAATAATATTAAAGCATTGCGTGGATTATGGACTTGGGAACGAGGCGGTTTTGATGTGTTCCTAAATGTACCTACATTTCAGATGACTAAAGTAGGTGAAACAATACAACGAACTGATCTACGTGGAGCTATCATTGAAGTAGCACAAGCTAAAACATATCATACTACGACTGATGATATTACAGGACCGATGATGGGAGCATCCTATCAACAACTCGATAAAGTTAATATCATGGAGTATAATGTTAAATGGCAGAGTGCTCTTAACCATCTGAGCACTTACCGACTAGATTGTACGACGGTGAAGAACTCGTTTTATATTTCAGATCTTGCTATAAGAACTTTTATCATGGATCAGACAGGATATAATAAACCACCACTTCCGATGAAGATGCAGTATATGTATGCGATTTGTGGGGCAGATGATTATTGTTTGTATAACTGGTATGCCACACAGTGGATGCCTTGGAGAACCGGACGCGGACGTTTTGAACATGCTACGTCTGGAACGACTATACTGTCTGAAACACCGATACCAATTCCAACTCCTAAGATGATAGTAGAAGATCAAATGGGACCATGTTGGAGCCAACCAGTATGTGAAGATGATACTTTATATTGGACTGGTGAACAAGACTGCAACGTTGTAGTTATTGATCAGATGGAAAAAGATAATGGAGCGTGTGGCTTTACGCAACTACATATACCTCCGGGATATATGTTAGAAGCGGAGGGTACAGACTTAATATCATCAGAAACGACGGATTTTCGGTCGGTAGAGCCTAGCTCTGAGAGTGATCTCAGCGAGAGGCTCGTTGATATAGATACAGAAATGACTACATCAGCAACGCAAACAGACCAGGCACGACAAGATAATTTTGTATCTAGATATTTAGCAGCTTCGTTAAGTCCGGTAGTGCAGACAGCAACAAGTATGCGACATGAAGTAGATCTTATGTGTGATAGTACTGCTATGGTAGCTCAATCAGCAACTCAAGAGATACAACATTCAGCTACAGTGATTAAAGACGTTTTGCAATACAGTATGGAGAAAACTACTGAGTTGTTGGTGGATTATCGACGAACAGTAGATCACACTACATTGAGTGCCCAGAGTATTATGAACACAGCAGAAGAAAAGTGTGTAAATGCATCAATTGTTGCAGGACAGACACTCCAAACAGCGCATCGTAATTTTGATCTGAAAGTAAAAGATAGTATTGATAGTAGTACTCAACATCTCAGACAAAGTATTGAACGTGAAGTAGTTATTGCTCAAGATAAGGTCACTAAAGTTATCGGAGACTTAAAAGGCCAAGTAGCAACACTATCTATGGAATCGTTTAGTGAAAGTAATGCTTTGGCTAACGTTATGAACCTTATGTTACATTTGAGACATATAGTTAAGGCACATACAGTGATGGACTTTATCATCGAAATTACACACATGTTAATATCAGTGAAATGGCCAAAGAAACTAAAAGATGCAGTTATTGGATTCTTTAAGGGATTGGTCGCTCCTATTTATTCGAAAGCTACTGGAGACACCATGATTCTTAAAGATTGCATTGCCGGAGCAGATGGGGAGGAAATCCTCGGCTCAGTACAAAGTACTTGGACTCTACTCAATACAAT